TACGGTCTGCTATTCCTTGAGCTACTATAAGACCTAAAGCTAATATGATTATGTTATTAACTTCTTGGTCGTTTATTCCTATGCTATCAGAAAAAAGCAATAAAGCTAATGTTCCAAAAGCATACCAAAATTTTTTACTTGCTGTGATTTTTTTTACAATTTCCATATTTAATTTATTTTAAATTTGATTTCACCATTTTCTATATAAATTCCATTGGGTTTTCTAATTTCATCACCCATAAGATTATATAGGTTATTGTTTAATTTATTCTTGTCAAGTTCTAAAATAGCTGTATTGCATGGTAGTCCTGTAAGGCAGTCCAAATACTCGGTTATTATAAACTCAACGTATTCTATTTCAACTACTGTATCATACACAATAGTATCAACATATTCTACTACATCTACGTACATAGTGTCTAGCACTTCTGCATATACCGTATCAGTTATATATATATATTCAGGTACTAATGTTTCTATCTCTAGCGTATCTATTACGATCTGAGTTAGATATTCTGTCTGTATTATTGTGTCAAAAATTATTTCATATTGTATTATAGGAATCTCTATAAATACAGTATCACAAGTTTCTCCATACGCATTACAATCTCCTAGCGTTGTAGGTACTGCGTTATCTTCATCTGCACCATCAACACAATCACTCCAACCGTCATTAAGGTAAAATACACCATTAAGACCATTAGGGACGCAACCAAGTGGACTATACGAAGTCCAGTTGCTTTCATCATCTCCACAATAGAAGCCATCTTGTTCGGCACATAATTCACAATTTGATTGACTAAACGCATAACTTGATAATAATAAAAATAATAATACTAATTTTTTCATACTTAAAATACTAAATAATTAAAGCCAAATTTGGACTCGTATAATGGCTTATCCCAATATCTTTGATGAGTCCCTTCTATAAATACCCCTAAATGTTTGGTGATTCTATAACCTAATATCATTCCTGAATCCCAATCTAGCTTATCTAAGCCATCGCCATACTCAAAGGAATAATCATCTAAACCATAGTGAAAAGGCATTACATTTGCCCATATATGTAGCCAAAATTTAGGATTATAGCTATAGTAAGCCACCCCAAACACCGCAGAAAGCTCATTTTGTGACCCTAGAGCGTCTAACTCCCTTTCGTTGAACTCTGCTATAGCTTGACCAAAATAATGCTTGTAGAACTCATCATTTGACGTTGCTATCATTTCGCCCTCTTTATACCAATGCCATCTGCCATTAACAAATTGACTAGAATATCCAAAATCAGAAGCTAATTGTTGGAAAGAAGTTTGTCCAGGAATCCAGAAATCTTCTATAGGATTTATGCCATAAGGGTCGTGCATCCTAAAATTAGCACCAATAGTAAAGTCAAAATTGCCTTTTTTTATTCTATACCTAGAATCTATTGAATTGTACCTTAAATCTACTCGTTGATTGTCAGTATATTGTATTTTAGTTACGCATCTGTTTCCAAGATATCTAAGCCAAAAGTTCTGCTCAGTAAACTTATCGGAACGGTTACGTATAAATGAATAATTAAGCAGATACTCCCAACCATTAGAATTACCAATAGTAACATTATCTGCAACAGCTTTTTCAGTTCCATAATACCAGGTTTTTACTTTATACTCATAATCAAATCTAGCAATCTTACGAATACCTATAGTTAGGTTATAGTCATAAGGATTTACTTGTGTTATATCTTGATACCCTTTAGCGATTGCTTGATAATCTTCTGCTTCAATCATAGAAGTATTCATACTCATAGAAGTATAAAATGTAGAATACTTAAAAAAGCTACCTTGACTAAAAGTTAAAAAAGGTAATAATAAGAATAGATATTTTATCATAGTTTTATTTTTGTATAAGCTATATGCACAACAGCAGTAAAATCAGCAGTTATTGGAAGGTTTGCCATTACTTTCCAAGGTTGATTATCTGCAACACTCGTACCTTTAGGTAAAGGTATAGCATACAAAGTTCTACTAGTTGCTGCATTAAGCATAAAATTCTCAAGAAAATAAGAATAGTTGCCGGGTGGAGGGAAAAAAGAAGGTGTGCCATAAGCAAATAAAAAGTCTCTTCCGCTTGTTTCTGTAGTAGTACCATAGATGCCATCAACCAAAATGCTGTGAATCATAATAGAATAACCACTACCAGGAGCAGCAATTAACTCTATAGGAGTAGCATGTAATGCTTGAATCTGTGCAGAAGATAGAGAAACTGATTTTACAGTAAATACATTTTCCATCCCTATTCTTTTACTTGTTCCTTGTGCTGACCCTGTAGTGTCTGATGCGTCTACAATCATTAATAAATCATCACTTGCGGGAGATATTAATGCTGCTTTGTCGGTTAATCTTTGTCCTGCCATTGTTTAATTTTTTAATATAATTTTTTAACTTTTTAAAATTCTCCAAGCTACTTGGATATGTTCTTCTTTTAACAGTCATAGGTAGTAATGTTTGCTCCTTGTAAAAAGTTCTTCATTCTGTTACTTATTGGTGCTACATCAAGATTCATTCCTGCGTAGTAATTTCTTGTAGTAGGTGACATTTCACCTGCATCATTATTACTAGCATATTCAGGGAATGTACTACTGCCTTTGTCTGTTAAGTAATCTATTAATCTTTGTCTATAAAACTGAGCAGCATCCGTAGCTGTATCCATTAGAGGTTTGATATCATCATAAGTAGCACTAGAAGATTGTTCTGTTGCGCCCATTACCACAACTGCATTATTAACAAAACGTAATCGTAAATAAGGTGCTAGTTGAGAAAATGAAAATTGAACTAATGCAGGTTGTATATAGGTTTCCATTAAGGTCTTATAATCGCCTGTAAGAGTACCTCCATTTATTTTAGTTTTTATTGCTTCGTATAAATCAGTTCCTAAGACAGGTAATATGTTCATATCCTGTGCCAATAAAATATAAGGCATTATAAGGTTATCATCTACTGAGCCACCTAAAGCAGTATCTTTTTTTAATCTTGTTGCTGATATGAATAATGTATGTTGTATTGCCATATTTAAACGTCTTTAGCTTTTGAATAATCTAGTGATTTAGTTTTACCTCTATTATCTGTAACTATTGCTTTAGTTTTCAAAGAATTATATGCTTGTGTTACAGGTTCTGCACCTCTACCTGATACATCCATAACAAAGTCAAACTCTACTGTATCAATAGGGTCAAATCCTTGTCGCCTTGCCATATCATTATAATAAACTTCTGCATAAGCAGTAGCAGAGGTTGTTTTTCTTACGTTATAAATTATTTTATATATACGGTGATATGCCTGTTTAGATTCTACACCGTGTGAACTTGTATATGCTATTTCTAATGCCATAATTTTATTTTATTTTACTCCTGGATAATGTCCCCTATTAGGCATATTCTCAGGTGCTGTTACTGCGTCTTTAATTCCTCTTGGTCTTGGTGTGTATGATTTAGGTATGCTATCTGTTTTTTTGTAGTCATCCATGCTATCAGCATCTTTTAATTCTGTTCCTTCTTTTAATCTGTATAAAATTACCTTCCAAGCGTGGCGACAATACACTCCTCCTTTAAAACGAAATAAATCGTATGGACGACCCTTGTGTCCTAATTGCTTGTTCACACCTTCACGACTTGCTTTGTCAATATCTTCTATTCTATATACAAATCCTGCTTTAGCTAATCGCATCATATTCTTACAAAAATCTCTAGTAGATTTACTAGGTTTTCTACTCTTTTTAATATACTTAAAACGTACTCTATAATATGATTTATCTAATTGACTAGGTCTATCTTCTTTGCTAATTATTTCGTCTGCAAATTCCTTTTTATCTGTTTTTTTAATAAGATCATCTGCCCATCCTTCATAATCATCTATTACACCTTCGTCTTGCTCGTCAACTATTTCCCATATATTCTCATCTATTTGTTCTCCTTCTAATTCCTCAAATACTAAGTTTAAATCATCGTCTGACATTTCTACTAAGTCCTCAGTATTTATATCTTCTTTTGTAACTCCTTCTTTTTCTTGGTCTTCTTCTGATTGTGTCTTAGTAACTTCTAAATCAATGAAATCAGCAGGTTTAAGCGATTTAAAGTATAAATCAAGGTTTATGTCATTAACTCTAAATATCTTCTCTAAACCCTTTAAAAGCGTATTCTGGAAGGGAATTACTACAGTATTGTTAAATAAACTGTAAGCATCTCGCAATTCATCAGCATTATTGCCTAAACCACCGCCTTCTGAACGAATACCAAATAATATCGGTGATGTAACTCTATGTCCTGCTAAGATTTGATTAACGGCTTGTTTGCTCATACCTTCCCAAGCTGACTGAGCGTCATTCATTTGGATAGGTTCTATGACAGGAGCAGTTTCTTTACCGTCATTAAAAGTAATAAGTATTTTACCTGCATTACCACTACCTGCAAATTTAGCGTTTAATTGTCTTTCTATTGTTCTCCTTTCTTCTTCAGTAGGTATACCGTTAGAGAACCCAACGTGCATACTAGGAGTCATTCCTGACGTTATATTAGATAAATGAAACTGAGCTATTTCTAGTTCCATTTGAATCCAGTCAGTAGCAGCTACATAATCAGGAGCAAAGCCATAGAATAAAGCAGGGTTTTTATCTCTAATCATTAGAATCTGACTAGCTTGTGTTCTATCATCTGTGTTAAATGCAGGATATGCTCTTGGCTTGTATTCTGCTTTTCTTGTTTTAGACCAATCAGCAGAGTAGTAATAGTGTCTTATTTCTCCATCTATCATTTTACCACTACGGATATATTGAGCAGGAATGTGTAGCATTTTAGCTATTCTACTTCTATCCCTAGACCAAATGACATTAACATAACAACCTCCAAATAGTTTTAAATCCATTGCTAGGTCTTTTAATACATCATCATCAGAATTATGTAACAGCTCTGTAAGTCGCAAATAAGATTCTTTTGTGTCTGTGTTGTCATCTGCATTAGTAGCAGCTAATCCTTCGCCATATATCATAGCACCTATTGACTTAACTAAAGCACCATTAATAGCACTTCCCAAGAATAGGTCTAGTAGGTAGTTAGGGTAAAGGTTGTCTTGTCCGAAATTTACCCAGTCATTCTTAGTATCTTCTACTAAATGAGGTATGTTATAGTGGCTTAATTTTACTAAATCTAAATTCATAATTATATTGTTACATAAACGCTTTCTGTGTCTGCGTCATTAGTTGTATATTCTGAGTATGTTACTGACTCTCTATTTGTTCCACCTCTTACATTAAATAAACCTGTAAATAATTTTGTTAATCCTGACTTATCAAGATTAGAGGCAGAAGAATTATTATATATTTCTAAATCATAAAATCCTAAAGGGTAATCTGTATCTCCTAAAAAAATTAAACCACTTGTTAAATTCTCACTTGCTACAACAGAAGCAGTTTGATACAAAAATAAAGCTGCTCTTGGTTTAGTGGTTTGAGTAAAGACAGTAGGAATAAATGCTTTTTCTTTTCCTGTTAATTGGCTTGTTAAAACCCATAAAGGAGTATAAGTATATGTGCTTACTATATCATATATATTAACATAAGCTGCAAAAATTACATTCGCATTTGTTACATAAGATTGAATCATTGTTCTATAAAGTATTTATTAATAAATTCAGGATTCTGTTCTGCAAATACTTTTAAAGCATCACTATCAAAACTATTTATATCTCCTATAATTTTATCTTCGTATTCTGATTTAACTATCCAAGCCACTATTCTTCTTCTTTTTAGGTTTTTCTTCTACAAATAAACTGTTTCTAACACTCTCGTTCAATCCTTGTATTTGCTTTTGTGTTAATTCATCTAATGGGATGTTGATATTATCAATGCTTTTGCCTTCCCATTCTTTTTTAAGTTTCCAAGCCATAGTATTTTATTATAAATATAAAAGTTATGATATTGTTTTTTAATGTACAAAAAAAGGGGCATAAAACCCCTTTCTTTATCTATTTAGAGTAACGATTAAGTTCCTACAGTAATAGTCAAGTTAGCTTCATCAGCTAATCCATCAAATGGATATTTAGCTGTAGCAGCACCTGCACTAGCAGGAAGCTGTATTAAAGCGTTCTTTTCTTCTGCACCCCATTCTATTGTGTATCCACTCATATCTCCCTTAGCAGTTCCAGTAACTACTGTACCACCTGTTACATAACAACCGCCGTCTATTCCTAATAAATAAACATTGTCGTTAGAATCTTGAACAAAAATTTGACTCCTTGAATAAGCCATCAGACGCAATTCATTAGTCATATCGTGGTCTATCTTCTGTAGAACTACAGAAAGAGTTTGCTCAAAGAAAGTCGTACCATTAGCATTATCAGAATTTATATTAACCGTAAGAGAAGATAGATTCTGTACTAAATCGTATTTAAATACTTCAACCGTACCACCACAGCATGACCAAGTAGCAAAACCTGCTGTAGTCATTTCAGTAGTATTAATTGTAGCCGCAGCAGAAACATTATTGCTGTATGATTTAGCAATATAAATAGCTTTTAAACCACCTATACTATCTTTGCAATCTATCAATCGTCCTCTTGTTATATCACAAGCCATATTATTATATTATTAAAAGGTTAATAAAAAGGGGGTATATTTCAACCCCCTATTTAAGGTCATTTTAGAATATGCAACCAACTACTCCGTCAGTTCCAATTCCTGATTGAACACCAAGTCCAAAGTTCATTACAACTCTAATGTTGTCTGAGCCATCATAAAGGTAAGTAGGTATGATAGAAGCTTCTAACATATCAGTTCCTAAATTAGAACCTACTACTAAGTTGTCTTTATAAGTTGCAACAATAGCATCATCTGGCATACCAGGGCATCTGAAAATAGGGTGTCCTAAATAAGATAAACCATCAGGAGATAGTGTTAAACCTAAATTGTTAATACCTTGTCCGTTAGCTGTACCTGCTAAGAATTGTGCATAGAAACTAAACATTTTGTTGTTCATATAGAAACCAAACCCTTGTTTAAATTCTAATCCTGGATGAGTACCGGTTACACTAGCATATACTGTTGCTAAAGCATCATCTATATTAGCTGCTGTAGTAGCTGCACCTGTATTCATAGTTACTTGTGTAAAGTCAGCACAAGCTGAAGCATTAAGACCATTTTGGTCAAATACACCATCATCAGATAAGAAACCTGCTCCAAAAATACCACCTGCATCTGCAACCCAAATACCGTTTTCTATTTGTGCAGCTGCTTGACCTGCTACAACTTGTAACAAGAAATCTTCAAATGATTGTGGAAGTCCACCATTTTGAGTCATATTTTTTCCAACCCAAGTAGGATATAGAGTTTTTCGGCATACCTCACGATTTACTTTTAAATCAGTTACAGTAAGCACTCTTTCTCCCAATGTAGTAGTACCTGCATCATTAAATGCACACGCAGCAGCTACAATAGGGTCAGAAGTAACTAAACTACTAATTACCGCTTTACTTGTTAAACCATCCATTTGTCTTACATATCCTTTTGCAATCGTGTCGTTAGATTTGACCGCAGCAGTAACATAAGGCAACGCTTGTTCTCCTGCATAAGTAGTAGCAGGATTTACTGTGATATCAAAATCACGTCTTTTGCTCAATAGAGCAGATTTTTTATTTGCCATTTTTAAAATTATTTAGTGTTAATATAATACGCTGCCCTTTCATCTGCTGAAAGTTTAGCCAAATCCATAGTAGAAGTAGTGTTTGTTCCTTCAGGATTGTATGAAATACCTTCCGTAGCAGGTTCGCCACTCAATTCTACTATTTTACCTTTAAGTTCTTCTATTTGTGTCATAAGTTCCCCCATAACTTCTGAACTCATTTCTGTTTTATCTTCTTCTATTTCTTCAGAAACTTCTTCAGATAATTCAGCAGACGCTTCTTCTTTATCAGCTTTCAAATCAGCTACAGCATCTTCTAAATTTTTAATTCTAATTTCCATTCCTTTCCAATCAGCAACATCAGCTTCTTCAGCTAATTCTTCTTCTTTAGATT